ATAAATCCTTGAGACCCAACGTAAGTTTCTGTTGCATATCCATTGATATCAGATGCAACTAAGTAAGTTCCCAAATCACTAATCTGGGATTCGGTAATTGATAATGCTGATTGATGTCCTGTAACATCAGATTCTGTGACTGTGTATCCAGTGATAAATCCTTGAGCACCAACATATGCTTCAGTAGCATAACCATTGAGATCTGCAGATACAAGATAAGATCCCAAATCACTAATTTGTGATTCTGTTATAGTTAGAGCAGACTCGTGGCCGGTGACATCTGATTCTGTAACGGTGTATCCAGTGATGAATCCAGAATCATTGGCAAATTCACTTACATTTGCGGGAACTGTGGGAATAGTTGGCTTATTAGCAAGACTATCATAGTCCCCATCAAACAAAGAAGGCTTATTAGTCAAGGAATCATAATCACCATCAAAAAGAGATGGCTGATTGGTTAGATTATTATAATCTCCATCGAATACGCTAGGTTTCCCAGTGAGATCTGCATATGCACCAGATGTCGCAACGGCAGATAAAGATGATGTATCTGCTTTTGTACCTATTAGATTTGCGGTAGATGTCGCAAAGTTGGGATCGTTATTCAGTGCAGAAGCCAACTCATTGAGTGTATCCAAAGTAGTTGGTGCAGAATCTACTAAGTTTGCAACTTTCTCATTGATGGTTGCTTCGAGAGATGTTCCATCTGCAGTTGAGATTCCTACAAATTCTATCTTTCCAGATAGTGGATTATATCTATAACTCATTACGCCGTCCTTTCAACAGTCAGTAGGTTTCCGGCAGAATCATATGTAAAATCTAAACGGGCAACCACTGTACCGGACGAACCTCCAAGCTTGTATTCAACTGCAATCAAGTTATTAGTAGAGGGTTCATAAACATTCTGTATGAAGTCATGGGCAGGGATTCCTAGACCGTTTGCGATATAGTTTTCTTGACCAAATTGTGATACTGCCATTTTTCCTCCTAAAGTATTTCTACTTTAAATTTTCTTGTATTTCTTCGATAAGACTCTTCTTAGTCTTTCTTCTGTCCAATTCGACATTAATATGTTCTCTTGCCCAGAGTTCCAGTTCTTCCTTTGTCATAGACTCAAATTCTGGTGTTTCTGGTTTTGCAGCAAAGTGATTTTTTTGCTGTCTTGCCTTCTTCTTAGGTTTCGCCTCAACTACTGGTTCTTCGACGGGAGCTGGTTCAGCAGGAGTAGAACCAGATGCGGCTTCCATATCAGTCTTTAAGTTTCGTATAGAAACTAAGAGTTCTCCAGTTCTGGAATCTTCCCATCCTTTATCTGTCGCAACTGCGAATTTTGCCCACTTAGGCGGCGTAAACTTACCCATGATACCTCACTTATGCAAAACTGGCGATCTTCTTCGCTCTAGTTTTGTTCTTATATTTTTCCATTGCCATGGCCTCAACCTCTTTCTTCAGTTCTGATTTGGAGATCTTTGGTTGCAATTCTTTCACTAACTTCGACATCTCTGCCGCGTCTTTTTTATCAGAAGACTCAATTAATTCTTCTATGTCTGTATATTTAGACTCCTTTACAGCCATCAGTTTTTCATGATTCTTAATGGCGTAATCGTCTGCTTCTTTTTTATCCTCAAATTCTTTTACTTTCTTGCCGTTGGCGCCATAAACGCAATACATTCCAGTTTCTTTATTTTTCTCAACGTGTTCTGTAGGATCCATTTTTTCGTTTATGTCTTCCTCCAGAGAGTCTTCAAGAACTTTCTTTGCGGTATCACCAGAGATTGTTACAGGATAAGTCTTTCCACCAAACGAGAAGTTTTTCTTTCCGGCCTTCTTCGCAGCAGACGCAGCGCCAATAAACTGTGCAACATCTTCGTCGGTAATTCCTTCCTTCTTCATTCTCTTGGAACTACAGTGAGCCTCAAACATCTTTCTGATATCTCCGCCAGAAACATAATCGGGAAGCATATCTTCTAAATCATCTACGGTAACAGTCTTCATCTTCGCAACTTTAGCAGCAAATCCTTTCATAGTCTTGGATTTCTTCATCAGTGCAGCAATTTCTTTTCCTGTCGCTTCTTCTAGTTCTACTTCTTCTTTAAATAATTTATAACCGTACATATCATGTTCTTCTTGGACTTCTTCTTTAGAGAGAAGTTTATATACAACCGAAGCGAGTTGTTTTGCAGACATCTTGTCCATCTTCGCTTTATTCTTATCGTTTACTTTATCATAAACCTGTAGAATAAGACCAGCAGTGGTCAAATCAATTCCCTTCATGTGTTGTTTTTTGTCAACAATCTTGCGAGCAAGTTCAATACCACTTTCTTCTGTAATATCTACAAGTTCTTCTAGGTTCTCAAAGAGTTTCGCAGCCTGTCCCAGAGATATAACCTTAAATGCGCCTACGTTTCCAGTCTTATCCGTCACTCTAAACTTGAACTTTTTGCCGTCCATAGAAATCTTAACGTCATACTTCTTACCGTCCTTTCCTCTGACAGTCTTAAATTCTGACTCGTTCATCTCAATTTCCTCCATAAATTCAGAAGCCTTCAGTTTAATGTTATGTGATCTTCGAAGTTCTGTTGCCGCTATCTGAGAAACGAACTTAACTTTTGCCTTTGCGATCTGCATCAAAACGTCTTTATCCTGAGACTTAATCATCTTTGTTAATTTTTTGTAAGTAGGACTAGTGGGATCTACAGTAGAAACAGTAGAGTATGCCTTCTTCAGTTTACCAAGTTGAGCTGCACTGAACCCTTCTGTAGTCTCCACTCTCTTTCTTTTCATAGATCTATTGTGGAATAGATATTCAATCGCACCGTCTCTTAATTCTTTATCCGACTTCTTTTTATTTGCCGGATACTTCTTCATAATACTAATGGTCTTCTGGATATCCTTTTCGTCCGAAGGACTGTACTTCTTCTCTTCAAGTTCTACTGACTCTTTCTTAATTATACCCATCTGCTTCGCTTTACTCACTCGCATTACTTCTTTTTCATCAGAAGATTTTTGCCAGTTGCGAGGTGCTTTATTGTTTTTGGGATTCTTCAAAAACCGAACGGGTTTTCTACCTTTTCCAACTACAACCCAATCATTATCAGTCATGGATTGTTCTTCAAGTTCTACTTCTTCTAACAATCTATAACTCTTAATGGATGCTCCCATATCTCCAAGTGCGAGAGTAGCATCTCCACCAGACCTACTGTAGAGGAAGAACTTCATTCCACCCGTCTTATCTGTCGGTTGTAGTCTTACCTTATCGACATCATACTTAGCACTTCTGGACTTATTGACTACAGAAAACTCTCTAGTCTGAGAACTAGAAACAGTGCTACCGTAATTGATTTCTATCTTGTCACCCTTCTTGAGTTTATCAAAATCTTTTCTAGACATTCTCTCGTTGAGTTCCATAGACTCAACGTACATATTCAGTTCGTATGAATTTCCGGTATTGTATACTTGAACGTGAAGTTTCTTATTTCTTTCTCCATCCAAGTCTAAATGATAACTGTTCATCTTTCCGTTTGATGGTTTGCGAGGGCCGAATGCGACCTGTGTATCTATCGAATCTGCAGATACCTTATAACCTCTCTTCTTTGCTACCTGATATGAATGTTGCATCGCACCAGAAAATGTCTTATGATACAATTGATAATTATCACCGAATGCTTTATTTGCCTTCTGAGATGGAGACATTTTAAGTCTATATTTTGTAGCTTCGTTCCTTGCAATATCAGCAAGGGATTCTCTTATTTGTTTCATTGTTGCAGTATAAACAAATGGACGCTTTGCATCTCCAAATTTGCCAGTTTGCACTGCACCCATGAAATATGGATCAACTGGGCCAGAACCTTCTAAATCTGAAAGATCTTTTGGGTCTCCGCCATTCTTGATGTGTTTCTGAATCATCTTCGATGTGGTTCTTGCAAACTTAGTATAATCAGAACAAAAGTCTTTAATCTTATCAAACTGATCTTTGGGATCTTCATCATCCTCATATGATAATAATATTTTATTACCTTTATATTTTATTTCATGCTCTTCTGGCTCATAAACATCAAAATAACTAAACATGATTCCAGTGACAGAATCATCATCCATATATTTTTCTAATCTGTCAATACTTCCTTTAAGATTTTTGACTTGTATTTCTATAGTTATCATAGTGTTTACCCAACTTCCTTTTTAGCAAGAGCAGTTGAAACATTTAAAATGACTCTCGGACTTACACCAGAATCCATTAATGCTTGATTTATATCGCCCCACTGATATTTCTGTTTATCTCCGGACTTTATATACTTCCCCGGGCCTTTTGCTTCAGTCACAGTGACATCCTCAACCTTTTTCTTGGGTTGGCCGGGAGTTCCTTTACGATACTTCTTTTCTAATTCTTTGGATGCAAACTCTCCAGCACCAGCTTTGGATTTGAATGGTTGTTTCTCTGCTCCACTAAAAGACTCCGGAACACAATCGGGAACCATTTTGTTCCCTTTCTTCTTCATTCCTACTTGTTTGTAACCATCCCAACACGGAGCCTGTTCTTTCTTGGTTCCACCTCTAGCCTTTGCAGCAAGGTCTTTATCTGCACCACCCCATGTTCCCTTTCCTTTGGTGATAAACGAATTGACACGAGCAAGGGCCCATTGTTGTGCAGTTGTGCCCGGGCGATGACCTGTCTTGTATGCGGCCATTCCACGATTGTAAACTTGTTTTAGAATTCCAAGAGAAATGCCACTTTTCTCTGCTTTAGATTTGAGTGCTTCGTCAGATTCCTCCAACTCTTTATTGCGAGGTTTCCTCTTATCTCCCCCACGGACTCTTCTTTCTGTGCCTTCTTCTTTATGCCACTCAAGGAAATTTTTGAACGATTTGCGACCAGATTTCATAACGATTCCTATTTAGGTATATTTGTCCTCAATATTTATAATTTTTAGAAAGAGTACTTCGGAGGTAAAAGTCCCTTTGCTATCAGTTCGTCAAGAAAATCCTTAAATCTTCTAGGGCGCAGATTGAAGGTTTGGGATGCGTGACTGAAGGCATCATGTGCTGAATGTTTTGGGTCTTTTTCATAGGCCTGCAAGAAGTATTTCAACGCTGCCCTATATCTACTCCTTTTAAATACCTTCTCTGCAGCGCGACTCATCCAAGGAAAATTGTCGAATATCTCATCGATCTGAGTATGATCTAATTCTTCATACTTCAATACAAAGTTAGAACTAGAGAAGTTCTTCTTACGCATGATGGTTTTTGCGGTAAGTTTTGTTTTGCCGTCTTTATCTTTCTTTATAACTACTGGGATGTTGAGGTAACTGGAGATGTCTTTGATGATTGCTTGATCGTCTGCGTTAGATTTGATCTGATTGCCCTTATTATTCTTAATCTTTTTAAAGATTTTTTGAAGTTCTGCAACCTTGATCTCCGGAGTGTTTCTTTTGTCGTTGATTCTATCTACAAAGTGTTTTGTGAATTCGACATCAATTTGGTACTTTTTTAGAAGCTTATCAGCAAACTTCTCCAAATCATCTATTTGCTTTTGACTTACCAGTTCATCTAACTTCTCTTCACTAAGAAAAGACTTGAATCCTGAGATAGATGATTCTCTCTTCTGTAGTTCAACTGGGATATAAAATTCTTGTATGAGTTCCTTGTCATCAAATACTTCTATAGATTCTACTGTAGGAGACTCTACAAACTCTCTAAAGGTATGGACATCCGAACCAAGGAATAGACCAAGTTCAGTATCTTCTACCTTCATTGCCTTTCTAATCATCTTAAAGAGAAGTTCTCCACCTCTAAACTTGGAGGGCAATCCGTTCTTAAACGAATCGTAATCATTCGCTGCGGCGGCCGCTCTCATCTTGGATGCAGACATACCTGAGACACCTTCTGCATCTGGATCTCTTTCTCCTGCAGATACTATTTTGACTCCACCTTCAAATTCATAAAAACCATGTCTGCCTTCGACACCATTGTATTTGTTGAGAACATTATCAAACTCTGATACTCTATCTCCGCCCACAACCATTATTGCTTCTTTATAACCCAGTTCATGGATAAGACTGACAGCATTAAACGCAGTCTTGACTTTATTATTTGACATGATGTTCTTAGAATACTTCGGAAACATCTTCTTCATAAACTTGACCTTGGATCTAAAATCCAATGGGTCTTTCTTCGGGTTCTGAGAATGACTAGGGAATACCAAGAAGTCGGCACCCTCTTTTTTTGCAACAGCAAAAACCTTATCCAACAATTTTTCGTGACCTGTTGTTGGAGGATTAAATCTGCCGAAAGTGAAGACTACTTTATCCTTCATCGGAAGTCCTTGTTATTTCAAGTATCTTTTCTATCTGAGTTCTAATAATCGGTTCACGATTGGGCCAGTAGATATAATCTTTTTCTTTATTTTTCAATAAATTATAAAGAAGTGGCATAATAAGTTTCTCTACTTTCATCAACTTATCTTCAGTCACTTCACTGGTTATATCTAATCCGCTCAGTTTTTCCTGATACAGTTGTTTCGTATCGACCAACTCAGACATAATATCTGTCTGGAGTTCTACCAATTCTTGTATTTTGATACCAAGGTTTTGTATTTCACTATCTACACCATCGATCTTGACCGCAACTTCTTGGGGCGCAGATCTGAGCTCCGAGAGTTCATCTTCATCGACCGCAGTGAAACCGTAATCTATATCTTCGTATTTGTATTCGTTACTCATAGTAATACTATTTATCTGTTCGTTATTTCCAGAACTCAGTAATTTCGATAATAAGGTGGCCACTTTCTTTTATCAACCTATGATATTCCATTTCCCATATAATAAACTCATCATCAACTTTTAACTTTTCTGGTAAAATATTATCTTTCTGGAAATACCAATCTCCTACTTCTATTACTCTCATATGTCTTGTGTTTACATCTCTGTGCCATACGAGAGACTCTTCATCGACGGTATCTGTGAATGTTCTAAGGAATTTGTTTGATGTTATTGAGGTTTGAACGTATGGTTCTACCAAAAGAAATTACCCCCACCAGAAAGTCCTAATGCTTTGGCGTACTTAGGTAAACGACAAGCCCAATATCCAGCCTTTGTTTTATCGTTTTTCTGAGCACAATTATGTCGCGCAACAAAAGATTTTCTCGCTTCGGGGTCATTGATTTTTGCAGAAAGGCCAGTATCGTCACCAAAAGAAATCTTTATTACATTTCCTTTATCGTTTTTAACGTATACATAATATTTTTTACTACCGCCCCTTTTTGGTTTATTCAGTTCTACATCTTTTTCTTCTTCTGACATAGGTAAATCCAGTGGAACTTCTTCACCTTCAAACTCTGCAAAGTTTCCTATGTCAGTATTTAAGATCTCTATATCGGATTCATTTAGATGTTCTAACTTACCTTCCTGATATAATCCTTTGGCCTCTATAAAGAATTCAAAAAATCCTTCAGAACCCATTCGAAAGATATTCTCCAAAAATGGTATGTCGTTCTCTAAATGAAATCGGATTGCTTCACTGCAATCTTCACATATAGGTTTATTATAAGATGCAAAACTTTTCATTATAAAGCTTCCAAATACTCTTCGTTGAGTTGTGTTTCTAATTCTTCCACTCTGGTTTTCAACCAGCTGATTGCAGTAATAATATGTCCTGTCGCAGATGGACGAACCTTCGACTCTGCATATGCAATTTCTCTTCTCAGAGTATTTACTAAATCTTGTTTTTCACTAACGCTCATAATTTATCCTTTCTTTTTCATTTTGGTTCTCTTTGCTTTCCATGTCCTAGAACCCATTTCTTTTTCAACTTGTTCAATTGCCTCAACGAGATCCGGAATATTCATAGACATTCCACCTTTCTCCACGAGACTTCCGGCTTGTTTCCAGTTCTTCATTTTGACTGCGCGAGATAGTTGATCCACATAACCCTTCAACTTCATGTTGAGAGTGCTGTAAGTATAAGCTCCATTAAAGTATACTTGAGGATCTTCGAAATCTTCAAGACTTTGTGGATTCTGTACTTCTACTTTAACCTTCTCTGTGAGGTATTGTTTGAAATCTTTCACTCATCTTTCTCCCTAAAATTACCATCAATTAATTCCATACTTGTTGTGCCGCCGCTAGAACGAGTATATGCTCTACCACCGTCTATCATCTTATTTCCTACAACTTTATAGTCGTGGTGTGACTGACTGTAATAATACTTACCGTCTACTTCAATCATACCGAACCCAAGTGATTCTACAGTATCAGCATTAGTAATCATTGGACTGTGTTGTTGTTTATCGTAGTACAATCCAAAATATCTATTACCAAATTTAGGGTGAGGCGTTGCTCTATAGAAAATATCCATAGGCACATCACTTGTTGTTAAATCTGAAGTGCAAACATACTTTACTTCTATACCATCCTTTTCTGTGTAGATTTTTTCTATTTTTTCAACGTCATAAAGTGGGTCATGTTGTATGTTCATCTTCTTTTACCTTCTTCGCAATTGTTTGAAATCTTTCACTCATCTTTCTCCGAATACATCATGTAATCATAGACGGATGTCATATAATCACTTGCCTTAGTAATCTTTGCCTGAACCCATGCGTCCAATTCTATATCCTGATTAGGAGAATCTCTAAGCATCCCGACTAATTCATCTGAGAGTTGTTCTGCTTTATCTGCGAGTGCTCTGAGTTGAGTTAGTGCCATCTTTGATTCTTGATCTTCATATATATCCATAGAGTAATCCTCCTTGATACCTCTTTGTTTCTTCACCTGAGATATCCAATCTTTTCCGATACTATTCTTGGGGGGTTTGACAGACCAAGTTTTAATATCCTTATAAACTCTCTTAGAATCTCTTGCGAAATCTGCACCATCAGAGTTATCGACCACATAAAAGTTTGTCTTAAATGTGTTCTGGAATCTACCGATATTCTTCTGAACTCCTTTCCACATCTTTTCAACTTCTGCGTCTGGTAGTTGTCTTGAGCGATTTCTGTTTCTTTCTAATGCAGTCTCAAGATCCGTGTTAACAAAAATCATCGCAGAGTCATATCCAAGTTGATCCAAGTATCTCTTTTGTGTTAATATCTTCTTAAAGTTCTTTCCAGTTCCATCAATGACAAGTCCCAATCTTCCCTTAATATACATCGACTTCTGGATATCTGTCAGTTTAGTTGCTTTACCTCTGACGGCTTGTCCTTGCGGAGACATTATATCATCTGGAGTTGTTGATAATCCTGCTTTCTTGAGTAACTTCTCAAATGCTGGATCCGAATTGACAAGTTTCATACCAAGAGAAACTAGTCCAGTTTGACCTACGATAAATGACTTACCAGATCCAGGCCCACCAGCGAGGAATACTGCCTTGAATATAGAGGGATCATTTATGCCCTCTTCTAAATCGACTTCTTCTGATTTCTCCTTATCTTTGAGATATGCAGCGATTGCCATCTTCTGGATCTTTTTATCAGACTTACCCTTGAACTGAGGAGCATCTGACTTGCGGAAATCGTCTATGTAATCTCCGGCATCGTCTTTCTTGGGATCAAGTTTCTCTTGTTGTTTTTTCTTTTCTTTTTCTTTTTTTACAATAGCAATTGCTGCTTGTTGAGCAGGAGATACTGCTTCATTCTCTTCCTCTCCATACATCTTCTTATACTTTAATGTATGTTTGGATGGTTTTGTTTTCGCACCAGCATCGCCAGGAGCAGGCCCAGACTTCTTCTTTTTAAAATGTGCTGCACGTTTATCTTTAGTTGCTTTAGACATATCTCCGGCATAGTACTTCTTTGGTTGAGTACCCTCTTTGTCTTCAATATCTTTGTCCTGTGCAACTCTTCGAAGTTTTTCTCTGAGAAATATTTCTTTATAGTCTTTCATTAACTTTCCACAATTTCAAACTCTACCTTTCCATTTTCATAAAGGTATTCTCTGTTCTTTAGATGACCTTCTTCAATATCATCTTTACTCTGTCCGTGATAGGCAACCGCAAGTTTTTGTTCTATCATCATATCGTTCAAATTTAATTCTACTTCAAACGTAGGATGTCCAGCGTTATCTACTACAATAAATTCTCCCAGTATTCTACCAAACTTACCCTTCTCATCTTTATGAGTTTGTAGTAATACCTCACCATATTTATCTCCCATTAAAGCTTCCTGTAGAAAGTCTTTTGCGAGTAATCCAAATTTCTTTTCTTCTAAATCTCTGGTTCTGGATTCTGGTGTGTCAATTCCATACAGTCTCACTCGTTCTTTCTTTAACCAGACACCAAATCCTAAATCGATATCAACATCCACCGTGTCGCCATCAATAACCTTTATCACATCAACTCTATACTTGTACATATCACTTATCCCAATTTTTCGCAGCAGTAAAGTTATTGTAACTAAACTCCAATCTATCGACCAGTTTCACCGCACCCTTACCACTCTTATCGATAGCAACATATCCTTCCGGATTGCTTACTTCGTATCCATTTGAAGTTCTTATAAAGATATCGGTAAGTTGTTTCACTTTATTCAACTTCGTCACAATAATTGACTTCGCAGAAACCAAACCTTGCATGAATTCTACTAAGTTTATTATTAATTTGTCATAAGAAATTAACTGTTTTACCAGTTCATCTCTTTCTTGTTCTTTTACTTCTCGACCCTTCGCAGACTTTAATTTTGATATTACCTTTTCGTCGTAATACTTCTTAACATACATAGAATAATTTAGGGTTTTGACATTTTGTACTGAAAAATTAGTGCCCGACCTTATAAATTGGTTTAGATATGTTTTAAACGATCCCCCGGCCCTAGATTTAGAAAAACTCTTATCTTGCATAGATAAGAACTTTTTCAGTTCGGAAGATTTAATCTTTCTAAACGAACTTCCAACACCAGACAATATTTTAGTAACCTGATCGGTTTCCGATTTAGTAAAATTCGCAGTACCAGAAACATCTTTATATGTCGCATCATCCATCCAAACAGAAGATGGTTTGTTTAAATTAGATATGTTGACACCGAATGACGCAGACATATCCTGCAGATCACTTCCTTTGTATGTGGTGTGCCAAACTACTCCGATCTTGGCCTTATTAATTTGTTTTCCAAGATCAGAATTTACCTCTGCAGCATATACTAGAGTATTTGGTTGAAATGTATAGTAGGTTTTACCGTCTATCTTAGTAGTAGAGACATCATCAGTGAACATCAAGTCTCCCTGTATGACACCTTTGATATTGAGTTTCTTGAACTCGTTGAATGCTATCTTGAATTTGGAATCAAGTTGAGCAGATAGATTATCGTCATTAATATCTTTGATACTCTTATAAAGTATCGGGTTGACATTGAAAACACTTTTCTTTGCAACAAAGAACTTGCCATCAGAAGGATCGATGCCAGCAAATATAGCAGGAGCCCCATCCCACTTAACCGTCATATTGACTCTAGAACCCGATGTTCCTGCAAGCATATTGCGAAGAGACCGAAGGAAATCTAATGCAGCGCGGCCGCCATCAATTCCGTAATTGATGATTTCTTCTTCTATGTGTTCTAGGTGTAAATTTTTCCCACCTTTCGCTTCTGCTAAAAATTCTCTAAAATTGTGCATCAGAAATATTCCCTTGAAAGAGTATTTATAATATTACGGATACCGCAAAAATGTTGATATAATGTACCTTTCCTCGTTGGAGGGAGTTATTTGAGACGGATGTGTCCAATATGAGGGATGAATTAGAAGCCTTCCGGTGCGAGACTCTACCCCGATATTATAGTCAGGCAGAGTATACTGACCGTCTTCTGTATCATTTAGGAAAAAGTTTATGGTCAAGAATCGTTTAGATTCATCTCCAGTCATGACACCAGAGTGATATCCCATTTCATCTTTTGGGATATATTTACGCATTATAAGCTGTTCGTTTACTGCCTGAGAAGGAAAGAATTCTATTCTATAAAACTGACGATATAGTTCGCTATACCTCTGAAGTCTTTGCAGTAAGAAATAGGAGACTTCTCTCCATCTTGGAGTGTTTTTCAGTAAATTCTCGTCCAAAATATCAAGCTCAAAACATCCATAGTTTTCTTCGTTCATTCTTCGCGGAATAGACTCCCTAAAAAGTTCTATAGTTTCTTCGCAGTAATCCGGAGGAAGAACATTATCCCACATACAAATATATGATTTCGCAGCAGATGGTTCTGCTAAAGTTTCCATATCTTCAGATTCAAGTTCAATTTCTTCTAATTGTTCTGTCATAACGTAACGTCCACCTTTCCAAATTTAGATTTAGTATTTTTTGTGAAACTATTTGTTTCTTCGTATGGTGCTTCAATCAAATCAGACTGAGCAGATTCTTCTACATCATACAATCTCATTTTAGGTCTATCGATCCCAACAACAAATCTCTTATTGACATTTGGATCATTATATCGATTCTTTAATTGTTTGATTAGAATCTGATTCATATCTTCCAGTTCTTCTGTGGATATAATCGCAAACATAAAGTCTGCGGTTGCGGGCAATCCAAAACTCTCTGAAGTATCTTCTAGACCAATATCAGAATTAGTGAATCCAGATCTGGTTGTTTGTGTTGCACTGACTATTGGAACATTAAACTCTACAGCCAATCCCCTAAGCTCTTCCGCAATAGATTTGATATAGGTATATGAGTTTACATTCGCACCGCCACGGATTCTTGCAGAACTACAGATATTCAAGTAATCGATAAAGACGATATCTGGTTGAAAATTCTTTTTCATCTGCAACTCATTAAGAAGATGACGAAAATGATTTGCATTTGCAGACGCAGTAGGGTATTCTTTAATGACCATCTTGCCGGAGGTCTTAGAGTCTAGACGCTTAATTTTAGTCTCAAACATATCTTTACTCATCTCAGGTATTTGCTGAATAGGGATGTTCAGAAGGTTCGCATCGATCCTCTCAGCAATCTTTTCTTCAGACATCTCTAGGGTAATGTATAGAACATTTCTTCCCTGAGAGAGTTGTGCAGACGCAGAGTCGCACATAAAGAGAGACTTACCTACGCCAGTTCCGGCAAGAGCGATATTAAGAGTCTTTCTAGACAATCCGCCCTTAGTTATCTCATTGAATTTTTCCAAATGGAAAGGAAGTTTTTCTTCTACTCTCTGATAGAATTCAAAACGATCATCAGAATCATCAATAAAGTCATGACCGACATGGTTATCAAAAGATACTGCAAGGGCATCCTGCAATATCTTTGGAAGAGAACCAGTATCCTCTTTAGAATTATCGTCTTCTATAATCTTAATCGATTTAAATATCGCATTATAAATGGCGCGGTTCTGGCACCACTTCTCAGTGACATCTGTCAGCCATTCTACATTTACTCTAGAATCATACTCTTCAATCACATTGATAGTTTCAACGCATTCTTTGTAAAGAGCATCATACAAATTCAAATCTTCTAATGTTATACGAAGACTAGTTTTTTCCGGCAGGGCATTATACTTGTCTATATGATCATAGATCATCTTGAATATTTCTCTGTCTCTCTCTTCGGAGAAATACTCGGGTTCGATAAAAGGTATTACTTTTCTGGAATAATCTTCCCTATTGACTAAGTTCTGCAGTATCGTGAGTTCCGTCAATTCCATCCATAGTATCCTTTACTGATGTTGTTAGCATAAAGTTTAAAACTTCACCTACTAGTTTACCAAATTTACTGTCGTTGTCAAGTTGTTCTATTGTGTGTAAAAAGTTCGATCTTAGCGCATTATAATCATATGTACAAGATGCCCCAGACTGATCTTCGTTTTCTTCTACCTTGACGTTACCAAGTTTGAAAATAACATCTTTATATTCTCCCTTATCAATTCTGAATGCGAAGTGGTCTTCCTGATCAGATTCCATAACAGTAAAGAATTCTTCATTTATTTCCATTCAACTGTGCCTCCAATTTTGTTATTTCTTTCTTTAAAGAGCCTATAGTATTTTCTATCTTCTCTCTTTTTTGTTCTTCTGACATTGTAGATTGTTCTTCTGATAAAAGTGTCTCTGGTTCTCGTTCTTCGGTTCCGTAGACCTCGATCCATTTATCTTTTGGACATCTAAGTTTCGCAATCTTTGCCTTTGCGGGCATAAAGCATCCGCATTCTTTACACATATGAGCAGACTTTATGTAATACTCACAAGTCTTACATATAGACAGCCTTTCCTTGTAAATGAACGCAGATGCGAAGAATGCCATTATGCTTCAACTTCTTCTTCCATAATAGAATCGGTGACAAGCATATATTTTTCTTTCACATAATTCTTAAAGGATTCGCTCTCTAGGATTGGATTCCAAACATCATTTCCTACAAGTTCTTTTGCACGATACTTCTTCTCTACGATTTCACCAGTTTCTAGATCCGTCAACTGATACCAAGCACCACTACGACTGATTACACCGGCGTCTAATGCCATATCAAGAAGACCTGACCACTTATCAATACCGCCGTCGAAACTTACGCTAACAGGAATTTTGGACTTCTCTTTAACGTATCTAGACTTCTCTACATTGATAACAAACTGATATCCAGTAACATCAGTACCTTCTTTCTGTTGTCTCCTACCGACGATCCAGATTGTATCAGAAGAGTAGTAGATACCAGTTCCACCAGACACTACTGGCTTAGAGAACATTTCCTGCGAGTCATATGTGTGGTTCACAACAACCATTGGAATATTCTTTGACTTTAGATATGGAGTAACTGCTCGGAATAATGACTTGATTCCTTTTGCGCGGGTCATATCACCCACCATCTTCCCATCCAAAGCATCTTGGACTTCTTTATGCGATGCAAGATTACCAATAGAATCTACAAAGATATAGACTTCATCTTCTTTTTCCAGTTCATGCAGTTGTTTTACAATATCAATCTTCAGCTGTTCTACATCCATAATCGGTGAATGTAATACTCTGGACATATCGATATCGAATGTCTCAAAGTATTTCTGGGGAGTACCAAACTCTGAGTCATAGAACAATGCGATTGCATTTGGTTTAGATTGTAGATATGCCTTCATCATCAACAGACCAAATGCGGTCTTAAAGTGTTTGGAGGGCCCTGCAATCGTAGTTAGACCAGATGTCAATCCGCCACAGATAGTTCCCGATAATGCAATATTAACGGCGGGGATATCTGTAGGAACCATTTCCTGATTCATAAAATCAGAATCTTTGAGTAGTTGTGCTGATTTGATAGTTGTATTGGTTCTCAACTTGTCCATTAATTTTGACATATTAATCTCCTAAAAAAAGTCATCAAGTGTGTATTGTTTTTTCAATTGCCAATCAATAGAATCTGTGATTGTTTTAATTGGTTCTAAAAACGATTTTTCAAATTGTGTGTTATAATCAATATAGTTTTCTAGATTGAACTCTTTGGGCAAACTAGACATTAACGCAATTGCATTGTTTTGTATTGGATTTGGAGTTTTAAGATATGCAAATTTAATCTTATCTCCATTCTTTATCTTTTGATACGTATTACCCAATTTATATTGATCTATAAGTAGATTGTAAAAGAGAACACCCTTCACATGAATAGGAGTGCCTTTCTTAAATACATCCTTAGAATCTTTGTATTTTTCTATTCCGTTGACCCCTCGCGGAAACGATATATCCGGCACTGGATATGTTTTAAATTCCTTTTCAAAATCTATAATGAACTTCATCAGATCTTCATTCGAACTGTTCATGATAATCTTTAACGATTCTTTAATCTTTTCTCTACAGGCCTGTGGTGTCGAAGATCTGACGGCCTCAATTCCCATAATCTTAAGTTCTGGAGATGCGTATCGAACTCCTTCGTTATCGTGGACATTAAGAATATATCTCTTCTTTGCAGTCCATATGCCCTTAGATGCAATCACTTCTCTCTTCATAAACATCTTCTGATCATATGCATTCACATAGTCTGCAAGTTCCTGATAACACTTATCGATATATGGTTCGATCTTATCTTTTGCGACTGTATCAAGAAAGTCTACTACTTTACTGTCTTCGGGGACTTCCTTAAATACCTTCTCTACAAAGTCACCAAGGGTAACATAGATCGAATCAGTATCACTCGCAATAACATAACTCTTCGGTTCTTCATTGCCCATCAGTTTATTGAAGTAGTCATTGACTTTATTTTCAATCCACTTGATAGACAGTTGTCCGGAAGAAGTAATTGATGTTGCCTGTCGAATATCATAGTATCGAAACCACTGATTCCCTAACGCACCATAGGCAGAGTTAAGAAGAATCTTTGCGGCCATTTGTTTGTTATCAAGTTGAGATATCTTTTTGTCTATCTCTGCAGGATCACCTTCCCCAGTTTGTTTCTTCTGCTTCCACTGGATCATTTCTTTCTTATACTGAACGCGATCATCGTACATTCTCTGCATCAGTTTAGGAAGAAACCCCTTCTTTGATTTCAAGAACATATGGCCAGTAGGACAAACAGTCTCATCTTTCAACCCAGATAAATCTGTCTTTTTCTCAAGCAATTCATCGATAGATGTCGGAACAGTTTCTCCCTCTATCAAGGTTTCTGGACTGATGTTGTACTGCATGATTAGGTGAGGATATAGACTATTCAAGTCAAATGATACTACCCACTTATGCAATCCAACTACAGGATCTTTTACATAAGCCCCTTCGAAGGATTCAGACTTTTCATTTCTAGATTTATTGGGAACTACCGTTTTAGTTTTCTTCAGTTCATCGAATGCAACTGTATCCCATATTTTGACAGGAGAGAAAACATCTTCGAAGTTAACTTTAGATTGGTAAGCAAGAGTCACCAGAAGTTCCATCAACTTCAGTTTATCTTCAAGTTTATCGACTAACTCTACATCTTTAATGTTGTAATCAATATACTTCTGATAGTCTAATTTATAGAACAGATGCATCTGCTCGAATTCTGAGTGATCTAGTTTTCTTTCACCAAGTTCAACATGGGCAATAAAATCCAGAGAGTAGCTTTCGCGGTTTACATAAGTAAACTTCTTGTATAAATCTAGATAGTCTATGATTGCAATACCGGAAATTTTAACTTGAGTCTGGGCTCTTCCAAACATCATCTTTTCGGTTCTAGAAAAAATACCCCAAGGAGATAATCTTCTAACTTCTTTCTCGCCAAAAAGTCTTTCAATCCTATTGACAAGATAAGTCATATCAAACTGATTTACGTTCCAACCAGTTACGATATCGATCTTAGAGTTTTCCCATATGTTCAAAAAAGAACGCAGAAGACTGTGTTCATCCTTGAACTTCATATACTTTATTCTAGGAAGATTGTCTTTGTTTTCCCAGTCACCAAGACCAAGAACAACATAGAATTCGTCCATCTTCATAGTGATGGCGTTAACTCTTTCTATTGCCTCGGTTGGTTCTGGGAATCCACTTTCGCACTCTACCTCAATATCGATATTGCAGATGTTGAGTTTGGAAAAGTCATACTCTATGCTGGAAGAATATTCGTCAGAAATAAATGGATAAAGATATTGGTCGTGACCATATATCTTCATATTATCTATCTCTTTATACTTCTCTTTGAATTCTCTCGCCTCTCCGATAGAACCAAACTGGACTCTATCTAGAGGCTTCCCATCTAGAGTTTTGTATAAAGAATCTTTCTTTCCAGAAATAAACAGAGAAGGCGAGTAGTCTATTTTGACTTCTCGACGTTTAGTTCCATCAATTTCTCTGAGAAAGATTTTGTTTTTTACACACTGAACATTAGTGTAAAATCTCATTCAATCTCCGAATCATAATTTAACAAACGCAGAATTGGAAGAGGATGTTGCTGCATTTGCGGTAGTAGACTTAATAGACTGTGTACCTTCGGGCGGCAATACAATACCACTTCCAAAAACTTTGTTGTATTCACTCAGTAGTTCATTAACCGGCTCGATCACAAATCCTACATAAGATTTGTTAAGAGTGAGTCCGTCCTTGACTTTAGTATATGGAAGAAATGGTGCAATACCAATTCTTGCAGTAGCAGATGTTGGGTCTGCATAAGAACTTGCGATTTGACATACATTCTTAATTCTGTATGTATCCTCACCGTCCTCAGTTATTTCTCCCATTAACTCTTCGCCTGAAATCAGACGAATGACTTTTATATCATTTATTGACATTAGGACTCTTCGGTTGCTTCGGGTGCGCCAGGCGCTGCTGGTTGAGGAACATTAACAAATGTTGATACCAACACCTTAAGGTTCTCATCGGCAGCTGCCAACTTTGATACCCACTTATCCATTTCTTCAACAAAATCACTATGTTCAGAAATTCCAGCGGGGTTTACAAAGTATACATTAAGAGTGGCAATTGCCTCATCTTTTTCGTATTCATATTTGCGGATTAATGCCCTTACAAAAGGACTATCAGCGTAGTTGTATTTCATAATCTTTTCCTTTTTCACGATACCATTTCTTTTCACTTTTAATGTGGTTTCTCAATAACTCTTTCAGCTCTGTGGCTTCTGGAGTATCTCCTAACCATCGGACGATTCTTCTTTCGATGTACCGCCACTCCATGTTTAGAACTCTTTGTACGACCTGAGGCTGTTCTTGCATCAGTTTTGTGTTGTTACAAATCAGTTCTATAATTCTTTGATTGGGAAGTGCTGGAGTCATTCTCACATCACCAAATGAATTCGATCTATTTTTAGTTCTATATAGAATCGGTTCTCCAGTTTCTTCATCTTTTCTTAGATGAACATCATACTTTACTTCTTGACTATCCATTCCTTTTCTTCTTGAATTTCTGCGCGGCGAGTTTTAGAAGCCTTGATGATTTCCATCAGCACTTTTCGGGCGCGAACGCCAGCAGATTTATTTCCTCTCGCAAACTTCTCATTCTCAAATTTATATTGTTCTAATAAAACGATAAGTTGTTCATGCGTTTCCATTGTAGTCTCCGGTAAATTATAAGGGGGATACAAAGCACCCCCCTATAATTATTTAGTCCACCAATAATTTGGGGGAACTTGTTATGTCAATAACTCTTGGTTTTTTCTCTTCTGGAACAACCAATTCTAGAGATACTACCAAAAGACCATCAGTGATTGTGGCATCCACAACAACTAAATCTTTAGATAGAGTAAACTTCTTAACGAAGTCTCTAGATGCAATTCCTTTGTGAAGATATTCTTGTTCCGGTTCTTGTGTTGTCTTTGAACCAGATACAGTGAGTACATAATTTTCATGTACCACAGAAAGATCTTCTTCTGAAAAGCCTGATACCGAAATTTCTATTCGATATAAATTATCGTGCTTGACGATATTATAGGGCGGATAGTTGTCCTGAGTTCCTTCCGTCATAGAATCTAATGTTCTAAACAAACTATCAAATCCAATAGTTCTTTTCAAAAAGGGATCGAACTCAGCTAGGGTTCTCATTGTAACCATTGTTATCTCCTTATATAAGCGAGTTAAGTATCGTCTCCGACCATTGTCGCAAGACTGAGTGAGGACTCTTTACGCAATCCTCACTTATATTTATAATACTATACAGGTTTATTTCTTACTTGTCAACTGGTTTAGTCTTTCTGCCGATATTATACTTGGGCACCAGTTCCCATTCAGATTTATCTCTATGCGAAATGATTTTTATCTGGGATAATGGGGCAGGATCCATCGTATCTTTTTCTGGAACATTGACCAATTTCCATTCTTCTAATAAGTTGACAATAGCATTTCTTCTTGCTCTATCGTTATCAGAAAAGTCTGATGGCTTCCCATCTAATTTAAATAGTTCTTTGAAATGGACAATGTAGTATTTGCCGCGTTTGTGGAGGATATGACAAGACTGATAAAGTTTCTTTTCTTTTTTAGAAGACACTCCAATGCGCGTAAGAGTTTCTCGTATTTTGAGAAAATCTTCAGCATCGTTTAGAGTCACCTCTACTAAGTCTTCTATATTAAGAAAATCCATATTATCCGCCTTTATACAGTTTGCTTCTGATATATTCTAGTTGAGAACTAGATAAAATGGACATCGCTTCTTCAGCTTTTCGATTGCTGTACCCATAATATTCTTTGATTAAATCAATATCAGAATTGATTTCTTTCTTTGCCCAAGGAGAGAATCTCTTCCTTGGTCTAATACTATTTAGTAAATAATCAAATTGAAGTTTGTTGTCTGTCACGGCATAACGGTTCATTTCATTCGCATACATAATAGTGTCCATATAGTATGAGAATGTTTTATTTATCAAATACGGTTGATAAGATTTCTCCCACAGCTCATCTTCGCTGTCTAATAAGTTCTCCTTGGTGTGGGACAGAGCTGGGACATAATCTTTAAATAGATCATACATATTATTTCCAATCACACTCAACCATCAGTTCAGTCAAACACGCAACCATGTTGATTTCTTGATCCGCAACGAAAGCAGACTTGTGCTGGTAATCAGCAATCGTAACCACAGCTTGTGGGATAGATTGTGGTTCCATATAAGAATACAATCCATCATAAACTGTCCGGAAGATTGTTGAAGGATCGTTGTCGAGATTATCGACAACCCACTTTCGCATATCGGTGAACTTTCTATCCTTAAGAGTAGAACTTAATTTCTTAAGACTAGACTCGCTGACGTTTACTAGAATCCCTTCATCTATCTCGCCACCAACGGAATATCGTTGAAGTTCATTTAGAACTCTACGCCAATCCGGATAGTACTTGTTGATAAGTTCCAGAAGAGATTTCTGTTTATATTCAATGCCTTCTTCTGCAAGAATGTTTTTGATTCTTTCATAGAATCCAGCAGAGAGTTTCGGTTTCTCTGATTTAGGAATCTTGAACTCCACTACCGAACACCGACTATGTAATGGATCGATAATTCGGTTGCGGAAGTTACAAGTAAGAATAAATCTACAGTTACCCGCAAACTCTTCAATGAACCCACGCAGGGCTGGTTGTGTAGATTGTGGATTGAGATAATCTGCCTCATCCAGAATCACACACTTACCTTCACCAGAGAATGACACTGTAGACGCATAGTGCCTTATTTTGGTTCTGAGAGTGTCTATATTTCCATCCTCAGACCCGTTTATCATAAGGTGATCCAAACCTACCTCTTTGCATAATATCTTTGCTACAGTCGTTTTACCGACGCCTGGCGCACCACTAAGAAGTAGGTTTGGAATTTCTTTGTTGGCCACAAACTCCCGAAAAGTATCTTTCAACTCTTCGGGGAGAATGCAGTCATCAATTGTTTGTGGACGATATTTCTCCACCCATAATAATAAATCTTTCAATAGAAGTCGCCTTAAATATCATACTGAGAATCTGATTCCAGAGTAATCCAATACTGGATTGGTCTAGTCTGGTGTCGGAAAGTAGATATCGCATTGCGAGATACACTCACACTGTAATCACCTTCAAGCAACTTAAGGTTCTCTGCCTTGAAGTACATCTTGAAATTCACATTGCTACTACCCACAGGCTCTTTCGCAATATCAGTGGAGTCCGACTTCTTATCCAGTGCAGTGAAGAATATCTCACCATCTTCAGTGATCAGTCCATAGTCGGGCAAAGAATTAATCGAAGCAACTTTCTGAATTGTTGAAAGAGTAGAACTAGGCAGAGTGACATTTATATCATACTCAGGAGTTGCCTTCACGTTCTCAGGATTATTATCCGAACCTTCCATCGCAAACATAGTCTTAGGATGGATAATTGCACTTGGTTCTGCAGCCATGAACTTGTAGGTCTTAGACCCATCTGCCATAATCACTGAGTTTTCTCCAAAATTTAACTCAGGATATACTGTCAAATTTCCCAAGAACCGAGGCAAATCATATATGCCAAATTCTTCTGGGAACTCTTCTTCGATATCAGCAGTTGCGAGAATATTTCGCATCACTGACATTGTTGCGATTCGATTATTACCAGTCAATAAAATTGAATGGTTGATGCTCGAAAAGTTCCGTAGTATATTTTGAGTTTCTTCACTAATCATCATTTAAATCTCCGTCATTATCATGATTGTATAAGGCCAACAGGGAGTAGTGCATGATCTTCATCAGATCTTTTCGCCACTCTTCTGGTGATCCCTTTCTTCCATATCTTTGGGCATACTTCATTATATTCCCAATCAAAAATCCTGTTCCAAGGCCAGAGTCAATAATGAACTCTGTCGATTGAAACTGGTTCTTAGAATAATGCATTGAGTAGGTTTTGTCAATGTATATTTTAAGTTCTTTCAACAACTGATCTTCGTTGAACTTATACTCAACTGGACAATTGCTAATTTCTCCCAACTGTTGTTGGATTAGTTGATTTAATTCTGCCGACATTCTTGCTCCTTAAAACGCAGTGTCATTGTCAGAGGCATAGTCGGATCCTTCTGGAATCTGACCCTCGCAGGAAGAGTCTTGGAACTCTTCATTCGGGTCACTGATCTTCTCAAAGAGATCGATGAATGATGCCTTAGTATCTTCATCAAAACGACTGACGCACAATTCAATAGACTTCATTTTGTTCTTGAAGATTGAGAAAGTCTCAATAATGTGAACCAGTCGGCGAGTAGAGATCAACTCATCACAACCGCCTTCCATGAAGGTCTTTCGAATCGCAGAAGCCCATACGGTCAAGTCTTCCGCGAACTCCGCATCCTTCACGCCGAAGGATTCTAGGTAGTTGTTGAGGATCTTTTTCTCAGTAACCTGAGTAGGATACTCTTGTTCAAAAGTAACCTTGAATCGTTCTAGGAATGCTTCGTTTAGAACATTAGTTCCAATGAATCGGCCATCATCGGATCCTTTACCTTTAGTGTTCGCAGTCGCAATGACAGTGAATCCATTCTTAGGAATTACAAATCGGTTGTCCTTCTTGAGAAAGACTCCCTTGCCGTCAATGATAGACTGAAGACACATAATCTTATTTGATGCAAGGTCAATCTCATCCAAGATAAGAACCGCACCAGTTTCCATTGCCCGGACTACAGGGCCGGGAACAAATCGGATGTTTCCATCCACTAGAGTCTTATCTCCCAGAAGATCCGACTCATCAGTTTCAACAGTTATCGGAATAGTGATGCACTCTCGCTTGAGAGCCGCACAAACTTGTTGAGCACCATGAGTCTTACCGTTTCCAGAAAGACCAGTGATGAAAACCGGATAGAACATTTTAGAACCTATAATGGTCTTAAGGTCATTGTAGAATCCAAACTTGACAAAGTTAGGATCTTTTGCCGGAACCAGATTTTGTTCCAATGAGATATCGATAGAAGTTTCCTCGACAACCTTAGATGTAGTTTTAGTTGGCGGAGTTCCAGCAACACTTTCCGGAAGCTGATACTTTCCATACGAAACTTTTAGTTCCATTGAACGCAACCATTTTGTGCTAGAAGAACCGATCTTCTTAGCAGCAGCCTTGATTTGACCTGTAGTGACAACACCATCAACTGCTTCTTTTTGAAGCATTTCCAGAAGAGTTTGTCGGGTTTCTAGGTTAGAAGTACGAGGCATATTTTCTCTCTCAGTTAAAAAATCCAGTTTATATGCTAATATATTATTAGCTGTTTGTCAAGGCTTATTTTACTAAATCGACAAATTTATTTAATAATTGTCGGTTTACAACCTTAGATCGATTGTGACTCATGAAACTTTTTGCGATTGCAGCCTTTGACATAGATGAATTTACATCCAACTCATCAGTCTTAGGATCTACCTTCGCATTGATAATATAGTACTCATTATGTCCTGAGTTAGTCGCAACGAAGAAGTTATTCTTATTGAATTCTTTTCGCAAGTTACGATACTCTTCCATGTATGGTTGTAGATTATAGTTAACGAATCTTTGAATGACTCGTTTGATCTCATTTCTACCATAAGAACCTAAGAGATAGAAACCAATAGAATTGATTCCATGCTTCTCTCGCAAGATCTTGATAAGAAACTTGGACGATTCAAAACCGTCAATTCCGCTGTAGTCGGACTCTGAAGTCATGCGATAAGTTTCATTAGTAGAGGTATCTCGCACATAAATGTTTGAAGCATACCTAGTGGATCGCGCACACGGATATTCGCCGTCGTCATACTTGTAGGATAAATGATCAGTTGGTTCGCCGTCAGTCAAGAGAACCAAGTTAACTTTTTCTAAAGAATTCTCTTTACGAAACTTCGGGATTACTCTGTCTAGGAGAACCAGCGCCTGATTGGTAGGAGTTGCACCGAACTGATCTTTGGATAATGCGTGATCCCGCAGTCGGTAAGGAATATAATATGATCCTATCTGGTTTGCCACAGCAGCGGCGATATTCAAATAGTTCTGGCAAGACTGATTAAAGACTTTGCCGCTCATTCTACTAGATAAAGTATTTCGCAGTGCGATGTTGTTAAGAACAATATCACTGGTAGAAAACTTAGAAAGTTCCGGAAACCCATTAGATGGTTCTTTTCTATTAACACTGGTAAAGTTGTAGACCTCAAAAGGAATTCCAACTCTCTTACAGAATGTTGCGAGAACGATAGTCTGCTTGACAGTGTTAAGAACAGTAGATCCCATAGATCCGCTCCAGTCTACTACCATAACCATGCCGTGATTCTTGCCATCCGGAGTGTTGGTCTTGCGAAGGAAAATATCCTCACTGACCTGATAACTCCATAACTTGGAAGTGTTGATCGCACCAGTCTTGGCTTCTGAACTCAGTGCCTGAGCGCGAGCAGCCTTCTTCATTTCGAATTCTTTTACGAGATAAGAAATAGTCTTTGAGTTTTCTGAGATCAGTTCTTTGAGAGAAGGAAATTTTAAATCTGGCGCATCGGCGTGACTAAATTGTTGACGATGAACTACATCCAACGCAGAGATTTGATGTTCGAAGTCTGACTGAACTTCTGTATAGTCATGAACATAATCTGCGAGCTCATAGTTATGATGAAGATTGATATACACACTTTCATGGGCATTCTCATTGACCATATCTTTGAGGTTGTCTTCTAAAGATTGACTGGTCTCTGAAGTGAATTCGTCAGTATGAATGCTGGTATGTTGGCCATCTTGCGGATTCGATTTGACATCAGAAGATGTTGTAGACTTTTGTTCTTTCTGATTGGTCTCTTCGCCGTTAGATTCTGATGAAGATTCTTCTGCGTTTTCATCAGATTCTTCTTCTCCCTCTCCGGTTGCAGAAGTATCATCAAACTCGGTCGCATCTTCATCAGAAGGCATTTCCTGAGTCTCGCCATCTTGAGGTTCGCTGTCGCCTCCAGACTCCGAGGGAGACATTTGTTGTTGAGGTTGCTCCTCTTGCTTCTCTTTCAGATACTTATAAAGATCTTCGCAGATATCCGCAACTTCCTCGTAAGTTTCTGCGTCATCAATTATACGAATGAAGGGCATTTCTTCTGAATTGAAGATGGATGGTGCATATAGGTTTAACGCATATCGCAACTTAAAGAAGAGATTGATGCGGTCAATGAAATTACGAGATTGAATAGGTTGACCCTTAAGACTGAAAAAGTCTCTCTCATAAAGATCTTGATACGCATTCTTGAAAGGAGCCTGAAGACCTTGAAACTTTCGCTTCATTAACTTCTCAATTCGAGCATCTTCCACTACGTTAAGAAACGCATGGTTGGATCGCTTCATAGCGTCTTCTAGAACTTCTAGATCACTTGGAGTGTATAGTGCGTGAGCAACTTCATGACCAACAAAAAGGTCATATATATCAGGGGTATATGAATCATCCTTCCAGATAGGAAGAAGTAAGAGTCGAGTCTCAACATTGAAACTCGCTGTCACAACTTCTGAAGAGTGTTCGACGCGAATGTTTTCTTCCGCAAGTAAACGAGCAAGAAGACTCTTGGAATTCTTGGAGACGGTAACTTCGGTCATTTGGTTCTCTATCAACAAACTATATAGCTATGCTAAAGGATAATATGGCGAATGTCAACTATTTTTTTAGATTTTTGTAGAACTTTTTGGAATATCGATAGAACTTTTAGTTATAAAGAATTTAAACAGACCATTTTTCTTTATTATTGTAAGTATTTAATATATTTTCTTGTACTCTTGCAACTAGTGATCTAAGACATAATGGAGCCACCATGAGTCCAATGCGAGATCCTTTATCGTCATAATCTCCAGTAGATTTATAATCGTCTGGAAGGGTCATTATTCTTTGCATTTCTTTTGGAGTATATATTCTTCTTCCATTTGGATGGAAGTGAATCCCACCCATAAATTTCGGTTGGCAACCCTGCTCAGTAAGAGTGTGTGCTGCTTGATTCCAAGGTACTATTCTGGATCCAAAATATGAATTTCGTTCTTCTTCCGGTTTAATAACTCCCATTGCTATTTGTTCTTTGAACCAAGGGCGAACGATACTATCTCCAATACTAACAACCTTTTCTTTGTTTATTAAATTTTTTGTCCCAGAACAAGGCCCGGAGTTTGGCCAGTCTGGATGAGTATCAAACCCAAAAACCCAAGGAGCCTTAGAAGATTTTCTCATTACATTTTCTAGATGCTCAGCATCAATAATATTTTGTTCATCATCTTCCAAGTCTTTGATTGCATCTTCGACTGTCCACTCTACATTAGATGGTTCTGGAAAAATACTCCCCAAAACCATCCATGGCATACCAATATCGTCCATTACATCGTTACGAACTGCAAGTATAAAAGTTCTCTCTCTTTTTTGAGGAACTCCGTGTTGTGCTGCATTCATAACTTTATATACTGCTGTATAACCTTCCGCTTCAAAATCATCAATCATTTTTATTAGATGATCGATTGCGAACTCCATCGTAAGACCTTTCACATTCTCACAGATCACAACTTTAGGTTTTAGTTCTCCAGTGATTCGGATTACTTCCCAAGTTAAGTCTTCGATGTTTTTTTGTTTCATCCCGTATGCCATTTTCTCTTTATTCCAGCCGCTACGCTTTGAACCTGCCATAGAGAAAGGTGGGCAGGGTGGGCTGGCATCCAAGATATCAATCTCTCCCACTCCAAGACCAGTGAGTTCCATAATCCCCTTTCCAGTTACTTCCTTTATATCTCTGCACTCATGTACAGTATTAGGAAAATTCTGTAGGTAAGTTTCAACGTGTCTCTCTTGAAATTCGTTCATATACCTACAGTCTCCCCCCATGAGTTTATAAGCACAAGAAGAACCGCCACCGCCGGCGAAAAAAGTTATATAATTGAAAAGTTTTTTAGATGAATTTTCTTCTAAGTCTTTTAGTGTATAACGGAAGTATTCGTTGGTATTTTTGGTTATCATTAGTCGATTATCTCAAATTTTTTAGTCATTGTCAAGTTTTATTTCTACGGAGAAATTGTTAATATATTCTTTCATAAATCTACGGATCTCTCTGGATGCACTAGAGTCGTTTAACTCACAGAGAGCAATGAATTTTTTCTTCTCTTCTTTATTGACCTTTATCAGAAGAGTAGAATCTTTTTTCTTAATACCCAGATCCATTCCATCCATTACTTCTCTTCCACTATCCTGCTGAAGTTTTTGACTTTATCGAACTTGATAATACTTCGGAACTTATCGTATAAGATTTCTCCTTTGTGCGATATAACAAAAACATTGTTACCGCCAAGTTCATTTAAGAGTTTTAAAAACTCATCTGTTCCATTGCTATCCAAAGAACTATCGAATACCTCATCCAGAACCAGAAGATTTGTATTAACACTATTCTTCATCTTCGCAACTTCTCTCCAAGTAAAGAGTAGAGCCAAGTCTATTCGCATCTTCTCACCTTCGGAGAATGAACTATAAGAAAAGTTTTCTCTATTGCGCGACTGAATATTCTCTGAAAAATTTTCATCCATCGTAAAGTTGACATAGAAATCCATTTGATGTAGATATTTGTTTATCAATCCATTCATAATAGGAAGATAATACTTGATGATAGAAGTCTTAATTCCGCCGTCTTTAAGAAGGGTAGAGGCGACATTTAAGTATTCTCTCTCTTCCAGAAGTTCTTCTCTTATCTTCTCTATCTTCCTTTTCTGATCAGTAAACTTCTTCAACTCTTTACGCATCTTTGTAGTAGATGTGTCTGTCGATTCAAGCTCTTCTATTTCTCTTTCATAGTCCTTGATAGAGGATTTTAGGCCTCGATTGTGTGAGGTCTTTTCAGATATATCTGCAGTAAGATTAGATACCTTAGTTTGGGTGTTCAATAAGTCATCCATTCTTGCATTGATGACTTCATACTCACTCTTAAAATCTTCTATAGCTTGTTCTATTTCTTTTTGTTTATCTTTTCTTTCTGCAATCATCATTTCTTTATGAGACGCATCAACATCCTGTTTACAAGTAGGACAGTTATCAATATCGTTGAAGAACTCCTGATCTTCTTTGAGAGACTTAATCTTGGAAGTCAATCCAGCACTAATACTATCCATCTTAGATATTTTCTTTTGTACTGGTTTTAATTCAACAAGTGTATCATTTAACATACCGATCTTTGCGTTAAGTTTTTCTACGCAGGCATCATTTTCGTCGATCTTTAATTGATATTCTTCTATCTTTTTCTTAGAAGATTGTATAAGTTTCTTTCTGTCCTTCTTGATTTCTTCTATGCTAGATTCTTGCAAATGAATCTGATTGTCTATATTGTTTCTTTCGTTATCATTTCCACGGACACTCTCTTTATGATCTATCAATCTAGATTTAAGTATTTCATTCATAGA